ATACTTTTAACCCGCCAGAAGTAGAAAATGCAAACTTCTCAAAAATACAAAACAACGTTGAGTGCTTGTATGAAGGCGCTTATGTGATTGGAGCTAATAAGCTTTTAAAATGGGAGATGTCAAAAAACATGATGCGTTTAAAAAGCGATTATACTAAAGTAAAAATGAATTATTCTATAGTTGCGCCTCGTATGTATAAAGGCCGTATAGAATCTTTAGTTAGTAGAATAACTGGTTTTGCAGATATGATACAGCTTACGCATTATAAAATACAACAAGTTATGTCAAGATTAGTTCCTGACGGAGTGTATCTTGACGCAGATGGTTTAGCTGAAATAGATTTAGGTAATGGCACGAACTATAATCCGCAAGAAGCTTTAAACATGTTTTTCCAAACAGGTAGTGTTATTGGTAGATCAATGACAGCTGATGGCGATATAAATCCCGGCAGAGTGCCAATACAAGAAATAAGAAGTAGTAGTGGCGGTAATAAATTACAAGCTTTAATAGGTAACTACAACTATTATCTTCAAATGATACGTGATACAACCGGACTTAATGAGGCTAGAGACGGTAGCACGCCAGACTCAAATGCTTTAGTTGGTATACAAAAACTTGCCGCGGCAAATAGCAATACTGCAACTAGACACATACTGCAAGCAGGCTTGTATTTAACTTCTGAAACAGCAGAGTGTTTATCACTTAGAATATCTGATGTTATAGAATATTCACCAACAAAAGATGCTTTTATTCAAGCAATAGGCGCTCACAATGTAGCTACACTTGAAGAAATGTCTAGTTTACATTTATATGACTTTGGTATATTTTTAGAGTTAGCACCAGATGAAGAAGAAAAAGCTATATTAGAAAATAATATACAAATGGCTTTATCTCAAAAAAATATAGATCTTGAAGACGCTATAGATATTAGAGAGATAAGAAATGTTAGTCTTGCTAATAAGCTATTAAAAATTAGACGTAAAGAAAAAGAAGCTAAAGACAGGGAAATACAACAGCAAAACATACAGATGCAGACTCAAGCTAATACGCAAGCAGCTCAAAACGCTGCACAGCTTGAAGCACAAAAAGAACAAATGCTAGCACAAACTAAAGCTCAATTAGCTCAGTTACAAGTTCAGTTAGACACTCAAAAGCTACAACAAGAAGCTGACATTAAAAAAGAACTTATGCAGTTAGAGTTTCAAATGAACATGCAGTTAAAGTCTTTGGAAACGCAAG